GTTGGCGACACGGTAATTGTGCACGTAATGCCAACCAAACCATAGATTGTCGCTTCAGTTTCTGAGGCTTCGTACGATTGAAATAGTGTCACTTCAAATTCGTTGTTTTGCAATGACGTCACAGTCGACGCACCAAATTTGCGTGCTACGTCCCCAAACGCCGATGTTTCTAATTGGTCATAGGCATATGTCAAAGTTGCTTCAGTTGCCTGATCGGTGAGGTTGACAGCGTTAATTGTAAGCGCTGGGTTGCTGAGGTAAACGGTTGTCGCCATGTTGGTTAGTCCTTTTGTTCTGTGTCTTTAGTTTTAGCAGGTTTTTTAGTTTCTTGTGTGGATAGGTGTCCAGCGTCCAACAAAAATTGTATGTTTACGCCGTCTAAGTCTTTGTCATCTATGACGTCACCGCGTTTAAGGCCGTCTAGTCGATTGCTGGTAACAATGTATTTAGCCATTATTTAAGCCGTCCTTGCCGCTATAGCGCATGTCAAATCGTAACACGGAAATTCTTGTCCACCGATTTCTAGCACCCCTGGTTGTCCCGATGTAACAATAATTGCTGACGCCAAAACTGTAGCCGTGATTTGCAAAATTTCGCGCAAAACTGGCAAGCCTGCTGGCCCTGTACCAATGATCTTGATTGGAAAATCCATTCGCACAATGTTGCCGTTGCCTGCTGTTGTCGTAAAACTTGGCGCCTGCATGAAAACACAATTTGGAACAATTCGAGTTGGATCGGTTATTACGCGCAACGATGTTATTGCTGTAAGCGTTGCAGATAGGTCGTCAATGCCTTCGTTTAATAGGTCGGTGTACGGTGCTGGCATTAGGCAACCGCTGGTCGGTCAATACCTAACAATTGTTTTACGATCGGGGTTAATGATTGTTGTGGCGCTGATCCCATGCCTTCGAATGTTGCGAACACGTTTTCAAGCGATCCACGCGAACGCCATAACGCTGCTGAATACATCAAAGTGCCTAATGTGACATCACCTGACGGGCTGGTTGCCAGCTCGTCGTAATAGCCAGCCTCGGCGCGTCTGCGGCTGCAAAACTGGTTGCCAGCGCTTACGGCTTGGGTTATGAGCGTGTAATCATCTGACGGGTTTGTGATTGATACGCCAAGATAGGTGACAAGGTTGGCGGCCGTGATCCATGTGCACGTAGGCGTGAACGCAACTGTGCCTGTGTAGAACGCGCTGTACTCGACTGCATCGCCTGTGCAGGCGTACAGCACTTGATTAGCGCGCAGTACGTTCTCGTTAAATGTCCATTCGCCTGTAGTGCTATCTATGCCTGTGTATTCGTATTGCGGGCATGACAACACGGTAAACGTGCCGTTAAACGGTGCGGCAATGCTTGCGACAACGATGCTGTCGCCAACCTGTATGTCGGTTGGCTCGAGCGTTGATATGCAGGCGTAGTTATTTAGTAACTGTTTTGACGCTGTTAGATAGGTCGCCATAGCGGTGTAGCCGCCATGCGACTAGGCGATTACGATGCCCTGAATGAACGATGACTTGGCAACAAATGTTGCAAAGTAACCGTAGTAACTGAATGTGCGTGACAATGTGCTTGGGTTGTCAACAGACAAGATACCTTGTTGCGCTTCGTAAATTTCAAAGCCTGGTGCGTAAGTAACAAGCATTGTGCCGCTTGCAAAGTTGTTGTCAACTACAAGTGTCAATCCCATTACGTTCATGGTGTTGTAACCAAGGCCACCTACTCGACCAAGCGAGTTTTGGCCAACTACTCCGTCAGTTGTGTAACCGAGTACTGGTCGCTTGTTGCTGTCTAACTGTGCGCCAAGTTTTTCCCACACGTCAGGCGATACACACAAATGTGTTGGGAAATAGTTGCTGTCTTCAGCGATCTCACGCGCTGCGTCATAAAGCGAGTTAATGAGCGATGTTGGGTCGCCTGCTGTAACTGTCCATGTTGAGCCTGATGCAGTCTTACCTGAAACAAGTGCGTCGGCTGCAACGTCATCAGTTTTGATGAGATACTCGCCTGCAAGATCGTTCAAGATCAATTGCATTGACGCTGGGTCTGTGAAGTCCATGTCCTGTCGAGTAATTGTTACTTGACCAGCAACAGTTGTTTTAGTAACTGTGTTTGATGCGATAACCATTGTCGTTGCGCTAACTGCCGAACCTTCAGTCTGTGTTGCGGCCGAAGTGTGCGTCGTGATTGTTGGTCGCACAAAAGTTTTTGACGGTGTGTTTGGCATTGCACGCGCACCAAATGCGCTGACAACTGGTCGCACAAAGTTTAAGTCTTGGAACAACGGTCCGAGTACGGGAACGGGTAAAAGACCTGGAGTGTCGGTTGTCAAAATGTCGCCTGCTGCTGCTTGCAACGCTGACTGTTGTTTTCTAACTGCTGCTTTGTATGCCGCGTTCACGTTTGCAAAAGTGTCGCCACCTGCGTTCATCGCAACCAAATATTCGGCTGCTGTTGGCATCTTGAATTCGCGTGCAGGTTGCGCCCAAAGTTTTTCAACTGTTGATGCTGCTGCTTCGGCTACTGGGGTGTCTTTAATTTCGCTCATGGGTGTTGTGTCCTTTGTTGTGTCTTGTTCTGATTGTATAGCACTTGTCAATTCTGTTTCGGGGATACCCTCGGCTACCTCGTCGGGTTTGCTGGCCGCTACCTCGGTAATGACTGCACCGCTAAACGCGCCTTCACTAACTAGCGATAATTCTGACCAGTTAGCCGATTCAACAATCATGACGCCATCGTCGTCATATTTAAATTTTGTTGGGGTTACGCCTACCGATACCGCGTCAATAACGCCGTCATTGGCAAGGGTAAGTGCCTCGTCGCCTAGTCGAGTGGCGCTGATCTTGGCCGTAAACATCATGCCTTGAGGCGTGTCTACACGCTCAGTTACTTTGCCAACGATTTGGTTGGCGTCGTGTTGCATATAGAGCTTTGGATCGCGTCCCGTTACTGGCAATGAGCCCTGCAAAAACCGCACCTTAGTGCCGTCATTTACGGTCGCCGTTTCGTCATAAGTTACTGCGACGCCCGAAATTGTGCGACGTTCTGCGCCGTCTGCAGCTGCCGCGTCAACCGTGATTTGTTGTGGTATTAATTTGATCATATTTGTGAGCCTACTTCATTTTGTGTTTCTGATTCGGAATTGTCTTCAAGGTAATCGCCGATTGCGTATTCGCCTGTCAAATATTGTTGTACATCAAATTCGCAGTAGCTCCCATTAGGCAATACGTTGTTTTGGCTTAGTGTGCCAGCAATGCAATCTGCGTAAGCGCGTACGCCAAACGTCCACAAATCCATACGTGCTTCGGCGCTTGACTGGTAAGAATATGAACCGACTGACACGCCTGCAAGGTACGGCGGAATGTTGCACAGTCGAGCCATTTCCATTGCTTGAAATTCTGCGCTGTCAATTAACAACATTTTGTCAGGCGATGTCAACGTTTCTGTGTAGGTAACAAATTCGTTTAGCGCCGCTGTCTGATTTGTTGCGCGTGCCGCATTAAAGGCTGCTGCTAGGTCTGCCAATTCTTGTGCGCTTAACGGTTCGCCACCAGTTTGTCGCAAAATGCCTGCTGGTATTGCTGACGTAGAATTTCTAAACCGTGCTGCTTCTAGTTGTAGCGCTGTTGCAACGGCTTGTGTTGATTGATAGACAATTCCTTGAATTGGTGACAAGAATTGCACAACATCGTTTGGATCTAGTTCGCCGCCTTGAAACATGATTTGTTTTGACGGCGCAAACCATACTGGCCCTGATTGATCTAATGTCTGCACCATTGCTGCAGGTAGTCGAGTAAACGACGCTGGATATCCGTCGGCTGTGCGCGACGTAATAAACAAAAAGCCTCTGCCATAGAAAAAAAGATCATCAAATAACCATGCAAGCAAAAACGAATTTGGCACGCTTGGGTCAATGCGTCGTAGCCAAGTGCGTGGCGCAATAGGCAACTTTTCCATTTCGTTGCCATTCCAAATTTCGTTGTACATCTTCAAGTTCATGCAACCGATAACGCTGGCCATAAGATCGCGCGCTCGACTAACGGTTGGCACGCTCATTGCACGGTTACGTGCATCGCCTTCAATGTAAGAATAATATTGGCCGACCATATTGGCGCCGCCGTTGTTTACGCTGTTATAAAATCCGCCAGCCGCCGCCGCTTTGGTTGGCTCAGGCGATATTGCCGCTTTGCTAACTGATCTGTTAAAGATTGCCATTGGCTAAGTATGCCATGCGTGTCGTCTGCTTGTGTTGATAGGTGACCGCCCAAGCACGAACCGAGAAAGTTTAAGGCAATGACGGCCACCCAATAAAATACTAGCCACCTGCGTACACAATCATCGGTTTACCTGACGATGTAGGTCGGCTGGCAAGCGCTGCGCACCAAACTAAACATCGTGCTAACTCGATAGGGCCTGGAGATCGTTGGCTAGATAGCGCAATGCTGTTTTGGCTGCGTACTGCGACGGCGCGTTGTACGTGTTCGGCAAGCATTGTTTCACCTGTGTGCCACAACAGTTTTTCGTGAATCATTGACTTAATGCGCGGCGTAAATTTAAGGATTTCGCCGTATCCGACAATGGCACGCCGACGCTCTAATGCCAACGGCCAATGAATATCTATTGACGGGCTGATAGCAAATTTGACTGCCGTGTTTTTGGCTAAACGCTCAACATGGTTAATCATTTCGTTGTAGGTGTCGCACACAAACTCGACTGTGACAACGGTGCGCCGATCGTCCAGCACAACGGCTCTAGTGGCAAAATATCGGTCATCGGTCAAACTTGTTTCTATTGCTACCGTGCCACCGTCAGGCATCGGGTCTGTGTATTCAAGATCAGGCCACAACCCTGGTTGTATCCACGATTTATCTGACGCAACCCAAAGGTTGCATGACGCACGCAAAAACGCTGCACGATCAGGATTTTCAGCTTCAGCCACAATTGTTTTAAGTTCTAACGTTTTACCTAACGCAGGATTAGCCCAACCCCAAGCTTGCTCGTCCATAGGCGATATGTCAGGCGGCGGCGACCATTCCGCAAAATAAAGACTGCTGGGCTCTTTGCGATCTATTGCACGCAGACCCTGTTCACGCCAGCGTTGCATTGCGGTACTGGCTTCTGTGCCAGCCGTAGACCAACACGACAACAAAGGCGACTTGCGAGCACGTTGACTAGGTAACAAACCGCCGTCAATAACCGATGTCCCAATGTCCCAAATTTCGTCAGCCACAATCAGATCGCAAGACATACCGTGACCAACAGAATTGTTAGCAGCACGCACAAACCACAACGATCCGTCAGGCATAGTCACACTATTGCGCCCGTAACTGGCTCGACACGTCGCACCAAATTTAAGCTTCAAAATGTCCGCCAATTTGTCGTAAAGCATGACTGCCAAATCAAGTCGGTGAGCCGTAGTCAACACGGTCTGAGCCTGCCCACGATGCTTAGGCATCTCAGTCAACCACCAACCGACAAGCGCCGTTAACGCAACCGTCTTACCGTTTTGCCGAGCCGTAGAAACTAAAGAAATACGATGCAAAAAATTGCCGTCATCACCAAACGCCAACTGCCGATCAATAACACGCTGCTGCCACGGCATAAGTTGCATGCCGAGATGCTCGAGCGCCCAGCCCCCCACCTCAGCCCCAAACGACAACGCCTCAACCGGCACAATCGTTTCCAGTCTCGGCTCATCACGGCCAGTCACCGCCAGTTCAGGCTGGTTAAGCCCTTCGGGGATAATCCTGAG